TGCCTCAACTGCCTCAACTGCAAACTCAGTTGCAGAATTTTGAACAGATGCTCCTCCAACATTTTGAAAAGTTGGAGTTCCTTGGAATGGGAAGTCTGTTGTGTAGTAGACATCAGTTCTCGGCGGAGACGACCCAGCCAGGATAGTGCAACTAAACCAAAAATGAACTGTGTTCCCGACTTTTGTGTAAGTGCCAACAGAAGTTTGTGAAAGCACCGCGCCACCAGACGTCAAGAAGTTTGGCGTCCAGGTTCCTGTTTCGTAGTCGTCAAGAAGCTCGCTTGTTGCTCCGGGTGCATTGGCGTTTGCAGAAAAGTCGACGCCTTTTCCAGCAGTGCCAATGACCAAGTTGCCGTTGAGAATGGTCTGATCTCCAGACCTTGTAGATGGGTTTCCGACTGTTTTCAGCATGATCAGCAGTCCTGTGCGCCATCATACTGAGGCAGAGTCTTGAGGTAGTCGTACGCTTGCTTCATGGGGTTTTCGCCCGCCATGTCATAGGCACACGCATGTCCGGCAGAGAAGAACGACGGGTTTTCCGCGTCTTTATGCATTGAGACATTGAAGACCAAAACAGCTTTGCTGTCTAGGCGGACCTGGCAGACACGGTGGTACGCGTCCTTGACTTCGATGCCAGCAATTGTGGTGATTGTTTTCTTGAGTGCCATTTGAGTTCTCCTTAGTTAACGAATGATCTGCCAGTACCAAATTGTCGAATTCCCAGCACCTGGCGCTGCTTTACTGGAAATGGTGAAACCTGTCGTCGTCTTAGACGCAAAGGCGACGTCGCCAAGATATGAGTCTGACGGGTTAGATGCAAAATTTGGCGACGGCGTCAAGAACACCTCATATGCTGAATCTGGCTCGTTGGCGTAACCCGCTGCGGCGAAGGTCACAGCAACAGAAGTGTTAGTGCCTGTGATAGTTCCAGAGCCTTTTACCGCATCACTGAAGTTACGACCAACCTCAACAATTTGTCCCAGCGTATTGCAGAACAACGTGATGGTCTGGCCAAACTTGTTCATCTTCACCGAACGAAGATTCTTTAATTGAATTGCCCCCGTTCCAGTCGTGGCAGACGCGATCGACACGGCGAAGGAGGTCTGATAGTTTGTTAAAACAAGCGTCTGACCGGGCCGCATGTTGCTGATGGCCGTGATTGTCGTGTCGCCAGTGATATGATTTCCAAATAGGAAGTGGCTGTACCCGAATGCGTTAAGCGTGGCCGCAGCAGTGCCAATGCCGTTGATCTGACCTTGGTTGGTACCAGGCCCTGGGTTGCTCAGAATACCTTGTGGAGGAATTACAAGAGCCCCAAACTGTTGACCACTACCTGCTGATCCCTGCGCTTTTCGCAAGTTTTGAATGTTTGGCCATGCCAGAACGTAGGTTGGATTGAAGCTGAACCCAATGCAGTCAATCAGCTGGTTGTACAAGTTGGTCGAGCTGAGGTTCTGGAACGTGCCTTCTGCGTAGCCAACGTAGTCGACCATCTTGCAGTCAATGAACACGTTGTTGTTGCATGACGTGCCACCGATAACCACGCTGCCAGGACGCACACCTCCAGACCCGCCACCGTCGAAGCGGCACGACTTGAATCGGTTGTCGTCGGACGATCCATCAAGCACCACGGAGTAGTTGTGGTTCTCGAGGTAACAAGAATCGAAGATCCAGTCGTAGCTGTTCCACAGCTTGATGCCGTGGCCTATGGCAGCATTGAACGCAGCTGGGTAGCCACCAGCAGACGAGTCGTAAGGAATGTTGGTTTCGATTTCGCAACTGTGGAAGACGTTGTGCGTGGCGTTCGAGAGCGAGCCACCAGTGCGACCTGATGAGTAAACACCAAACTGCCTGTTCTCACGGATGCCGACGCCATAGAACGTGTTGGCATTGGTCTGACCACCATCAACGTAGACGCCAGACTGATTGAAGGTGATGTAGCCACCGTAGAAGTTCACAAGAATTGTGGCCTGCAGGTAGACGCCCTTGTTGAATTTGCTGAACGAGCAGTTGTAGAACGAAGTCAGGTAGCCAGCCACAGTGTTCGTGGTGTTGTCATAGCCCATCTTCAAACCGGCGCCAGTACTTGTGCCGGCCAACTCACCTGGGTTGTTTGGGTAGGAGACGTTAGGACCTTGAACATTCAGGTCGTAGACTTTATGGCGGCTGAAGTTCTGGTTGGTGGCGATCATTACCAGGCCATCGCCATTGTGGTCTGCCCTGATCGTAGATCCATTGCCGCGAATAACACAACCTGTCAAGTTTGGCGGAACAACAATGGGGGCTGTCGTCCTGTAAGTCAGTCCGCTTCCAAAGTTGATCACGTCGCCGTTGCTGGCACTGTTGAATGCGGCCTGGATGGCCAGAGTGTCATCAGCAATATTATTGCCAACACCACCAACAAAAATACCAAGGTTGCTCTCAATGATGTAAAGGTCAGGAGAGGTAGGCGCCGAGTAAACCATGCTGCCTTTTTTGTTCTGAACCAAGATGGAATAATCTTGGTCAACAAACAGACGGGCTGGTGTACCAGAATTCACGGGGTACCCACCAAGCGTGCGAATCGGCTGCGCAGCAGGAATGGTTCGAGCGGCGTCCCAATAAACTTGGATGGGGTTTGTTATGGGGCTGAGATTGGGCAAACCCATCCACAGATAGCCATCTTCAAGAGGTTGGCCGTCAATGCCTGTGAAGACGGGAAACGGCGGGTTGACTGAGAGTGCTGACATTACTGATTCTCCTTTGTGGTCAAGTTATTCGCCGAGGGCCTTACGCACTTTGGCACGAGTTTTTGCATCTTTAATTCCTTTGGTCAAAAGTCTAAAGCTGGTCATGACGGGAGCTGGCACACCAGCTGTCCCACTGATGGCTATGTCCATCATGCCAGCCAATACGCTTGCAGTGTTGCTTGTATTGACGCTGCCGGGTGGCGCAACAAGAACATCCTTGGCCACATCATTGATGATACGAAGTTGCTCAGCTCCTTTCTTGCCGAAGACAAAGTCAAGTTTGCCAGACTTGTCAAGCTGGCCAATAACTCGATCAAGTTGTCCTGCTGATAAGATCGGGTTTCCAAGTTCATCACGACCAACACCCTTAGTGGCCTCATCGCGCAAAAATTTGAGCGTACCGCCTTGCAGTTCCTTCCAAGCCTGTTGGCCATTAGGACCTTCTGTCTGAAGCAAGCGGCGGACTTGGCGAACAGTGTCAAGCGAGGTCGATGGGTCAATGACCGAACGGCGAAGTACGTCTTCCATGGCGATGGCGCGATCATTTGAGCCACGCTTCTGACCAAGCAGGTTCTTTACCAGACCGATGTTCTCATAGTCGCTGCCAAACCGAGCACGAGCAGCACGTGCCTGCCTGTACATGTTGCCGCCTAGACCTTCAGTGGAGGCATCGATAAGACTGCGCATCTGAGACGCTTGCATGATGTTGGTCGGCTCGGCATTGGTGGCTCCACCAATTGAGCGGCGGAACAACTCAGCAGTCTTGAGCGTCACAGGTTGGGCGACCAAAGTGCCGTCAGGCGCCTCGGTGGCCACGCCAAGTTGTAGGGCTTTGGCACGAGTCGCCTTGAGCACGTTGGCCACTTCAGCTTCAGGCGCATTGTCAACAAGGTGTTGGACTACCGTATCGAGCTTGACAGGTGCTTCCATCTCGCCGGCCTTCTCAGCCTCCTTGTATAAGGTGCGGATGCGAGTCTTGTCACGAGCAGCGCGATCGCGCAACGCCTTGTCCACTGTCAGACCAATGGAGCGCAGGTCAGGTGCCTCAGCGCCAGTCATATCAATGAAGGTTTCAAGGTTCTGCTGAAGCTGTTTGTTCTGTGTGGCAAACCGCTCACGAATTGGTTCACCAACATCAGGCAGCTTAGCAGTTTCACGCTCAAAGCGCTGTTGCTCAAACTGGCGCGTCTTCTGGCCTTCAGTCAATTTGATTGGCACAGGCAATTCATCAGCTTTAGCTTGGCGCAATGTGGCCATATCCACACCGGCGGACCCACCAGAACCAGGTGTGCCAGGTGTGGGTTTTTTGGCGGCAGGGATGATTGGCTCAACGACTTTTGCCACTGCTTGGCCGGCGCGTTTGGTTGCTTGTACAACAGGAACTGCAACACGGCCGGCGGTTGCAGCTACAACAGGCGCAGCCATCTTGGTGCTGGCAGCTACGGCTCCGGTCGGGCCAACAACTGGGATGACAGGAGGGACGTTCTGGAGTACTTCTCCGACTGCCTGAACCTGCTCTTGGCCTGACTGAGTGCGAGGCGCGTAGGTCAATGCCTGGGCTCCCTGCATGGCCGATTTCTGCACCAGGTCAGCTGCTTGTTGACTACCAAATTGGCCGGACAGGATCTGCTCAGCCAGACCTTTCAGGGTGCCGCCAATCAGACCTGCTGTGCCTCCCACCGCTCCAGTGCCGATCGTCAACGCGGCCTCGCCGGTACCAACAATCTTCTCACCGACAGACGGTTCGACGTATTCTTGGGTCGTCCCAGGCACAATCGTGTCAGGGATTTGGTTTGTGGTATCTTGGCGGGCCTTGACCAGCACGGCAGCCAAGCGCCGAGCAGCATCAAGGTCACCCGCCTTGTCGGCGTTGACCAAGGCTTGCTCAAGTTCTTGGAGTGTTGCCATTAGCGTGCTCCTTGGGTGTACTTCTTCACAAGCGCGTCAATATCACTGCCTGACGTGCTCACGGCAGGAGTGTCGGGTATGGTCTCAGGCAAACCTGCTTTGAGAGTCAAGTTCTTGCGGCCTTTCATAATCAGGCGTTGTGCTTCTCGCACGTTCTCGAGCAAGCGTTCAGGAGACTGCTTCAAACTGAAGTTCTGCAGAGCAGCTTGGAGCTTCTCACCTTCAGCATTAGACAGAGCACCCATGCCCTTGATGTTGGGGATCTGGGCCAAGAATGATTGTGAGCCAAGCGTCTCGACCAGGGCTTCAAAGTCTGCAGTGTCTTGGCTAAGAGTGGGCATGCGCGCAGACACTGGACCAGCGGCCGAACCAATGACGCCAAGTGGTGTCTTCAGAATGCGGTCAGCAGTGTTGAGCATGTTGTCCATATTGGAGCGGGCAGACTCAAGGTCTGCAGCTTTTTCGCGGACTGCAGTATCACGTTTTTGGACCATGTCTTGCAACTTTAGGTTGTTCTCTTCACGCTTGATCTGGTTGCCTTCACGAGCAATTTGAGCATTCATGGCCGCAATGCCAGCATTCTGCTTTGCGATCTTGATGTCCTCTTGAATCTTGGTAATGTCCCAGCCTTTCTTCTGCAGGTCAAGCACAGCGCCGGACTCGGCAAACTTGGCCTCAACCGCGGCCTTTTGGGCTTTGGCCTGAGACTCGGTCAACTTAGACGGCTGCAACTCGGCCTCACGCTGCTCGCCTTGGAGTTTGGTGAAGGTCTCGGTGAACTTGTCAGGTCCCATGGCGGAAGCTAGGAAGAGACCGGTTGAGGTCTTAGCCGTCTCTGGACTGGTCTTGATCAACACGCCAAGATCCTCAAGCGTCTTGGCCTCACGCTCCTGGCCTGAATTACGATAGGCTGCGGCCTGCTCCGTCAGCAGCTGTTGGGCAATCTCTGGCTTACCAGATTGGAGTGCTGCGTAGACTTGAGTGGCTTGGCCCAAGCGCGAATCCTTCTGCTCGGTGCTGAGTACATCATAGGTTCGTTTGAAGTTTTCGCTCAGACTCGGATACTTGACCATCATGCTGGCAAGGGCTGACGGAGTCGGGTTCTTGGACAACGTGCCAAGGTCGGCCTCCATCTGTGCCTGTGTTTCACGTGCTTTTTGCAGGTCGAGGGCCTTCTGTTCGGCCAGGTTGCGCTGGGACATCATGTTAGAGATGCTGAGCGCATTTTGAACTCCGCCCATAACCGACTGGGTCGGGTCTGGGACGTTGAGCATATAGTTGAATGGTTGTGCCATGTTAGAACACCTTCAGAGCTTTGAGTGTGGCAACATTGCCGATGGTGCCGCCGATATTTCCCCACATTTGAGCTTGCGCTTGGCCCTGGGCCAGAGCTGCACCAGCAGCTGCCTGACCTTGTTGGGTCAAGGCATTGCCGATGTTGGCGCCAGTTTGTTGTGCGGCGGCGGCTTGGCCGGCGGCCGATGCCTGGCCTAAACCAGAGATGGTACCAAGCTTGCTGAACTGTGACTCGATCAGTTGACTCAGCAACTGTGGTCGAAACTGAGCAAGAGTAGCTTGCACATTGCCGCCGCGGAGACCTCCAGTTGCTGAAGCATTTTGCAGAATGGCATTCTCGCCTTGTTGCGTCATTGCCTGGAACTGAGGCGATGACTCAAGACCAGCGATAGCTTGGCGCTGGGCAGCAGGACCGGCAAGACCAAGAAGGCCTTGTTGGCCAGTCAAGGCTTGCTCACCGGCTTGGGAGTATGGTGACAGAAGTTTTTGCACTGCGTCAAACTGACGACGCTGTTCTTCGATTGACGCCTGGCTCGACGCCGTTTGTGCGCCAGCTGCAGATTCGGCAGCGTCGGACTGTGCACTGCTAGCCATTGCACCTGTAATAACAGAACCCACTACGGCTGTTGCGATTCCACTCATTGGGATTCTCCTTCGATTAGATTGATGCCTGAGAGGGCAAGAGCTTGGCGGTAGTCAACTGTGACCTCCTCGCCTTGGCTGCCGCCTGTACAACCAGCAATGCGACGCATGGCCACAAGCCAGATGTCACCGCTCTCGTCCTTGACAAACTTGGCATTTGGGTTCTTGGCGTGGTTGGTGTAGCGGCCAGCAGGTGTGCGCATGCCGTCGATGCGAGCTGGTGCAATGACTTCGCCATCATCAACTGGTGCGCTCAGAAAGACGCCCTTGCCCTCAATTGCTGAGTCACGCACTGTGAACTTTGGCGCAAAACCACTTGGCATCGGTATTTGATCATGCGGGTTTTCAGACTGGGCGCGGACAGCGGCGGGTGTGAAACCGGCCAATAGAACTACAAGTTCAAAATCTTCGCGGTCTTCACGACGATGGTACGACTCAAGCTGCTTGGCGGCTTCTGCGTGGGCTTGCCACGTGGCGCTCTTGTCGAGGAACATCGCCTCAAGTTTATCGATGTCTCGCTCGTCTGTGGCGTAGACGTTCTGCCAGATACAGGTCTCAAGGACGTAACCAAGTTTGCGACCAGGTTTGCCCACAAAGATCATTGGGGCGCGCAGAACCTTGGTTTGGCCGTCATCGCCAACCATGGCAACTGCGCCGGTCAGCATAATGTTCAGATGGTCAAACCGCTGCGCGTGGCCGATGGCAAGAGTACCTGCAGGCAGAGTGACTTCGCGGATGTAGATACCCGGGCCGAAGTGGTGGACTACTGGGCACTCGACTTGAGGCAGGTCCAGAAGATGCGATTCAACCCGCTCGATTTTAGCAGGATCCACAATACTGTGGGATTTGGCTTCAGCCAGCATTCAGACTCTCCTTTTCAGGGCGGTATGAGCTGCTGGCTGCTCGTTAGGCTCAGCTACTGTGGCGTCTAGCACCACAGGTGGTCAGATACTAACACGCATCTGGCCACCTTGTAAACCATCAGGTTATTTCACGACCACTGGCTCGGATAGTCAAGGCCGTGGCCGCACTAGCTATTGTGGAGATGAACCCATCAGGTTCTAGTGACTGGCCAACAAGTTCAGGAAAGGTGTAGGTTTCGCCTGGCGCAACGGCACGAGCATCCACAATCAAGTTTGACACACCAGGACTACCACCGCTTGCCACAAGATTCACAGATAGTGTGACATTGTTGGCACTAGTATTTGTGGCCGTGAACTTATCGATGATGGTTTTGCAGTTTGTGGCAGTGTATTGTGTGGTTTGTGCGTTCTCGGCTTGCTTGGATTGGATGAGAGTTTTAACTAGGACAGACATGATTTCTCCTTACTGTTGGACTTGAGTTACGTTGAGAATGACCGCTGGAGCAGACGGAGCAAATGCGGTAGATGCCACACTGTCGACGGTCACGTTGGTACTATTGGCAGCAAACGCCAACTCGATGTAGTCATTGGCCGCAAGCGAGAAAAATTCGCTCAGTGCTATTGATATGTATCCGTTGTTAATATCCGAAGTCACCAGACGAGACGAATTGGCAACAGCCGCCCCGTTCTTTTTCCACCAAACCCAGATATTCTTTGCGGATGAACTTCCGCTTGTCAGTTGAACTGTTGCGTCGAAGTTGTAGAGTCCAGATTCTGGAACAACAATCCTCGATGTCGGCGCACCAATAGCCACACCGTTGCTGATCTGCGTGTTGTCAAACGTCAGCAGGTACTCGGTGTTGATAACAGCAGGAGTCTGGTCAGTTGTCTTGGTGAAGATGCCGTAATACTTCTGCTGCTCAATTGTTGGACGAACAAAGATCACACCATTGGTTGCGTCTGAAACGATGCAAGCAGCCACCGGGATGACGTTGTTTGGCGCCGTTGGTTTAACATTAGTGAACGCACCAGCAACTGTTGGACTGGCGTACAAAATATCACCGGCACTGAAAGCGCTTGTGTTTAGTGTGCGAACAAAACCCCAGACGGTCGCATAACCCTTTTGACCACTGTCTGGCAGGTCGTGCGTCATCACCCCAAGGATGTAGAGCGAGTTGCTTGACCCGTCTGCTAGATATGGCGCAACAAGAAGAGCGTTGGGCGTGGCGCCAGCGAACCCGACAACAGTCCCGTTCGGGATGGTGACGCCAGTCGTGTTTCCGATGCGTGCATACCACTCTAGGCCGATTTGCTGGGTGACGTCGTAATCCATGCCGACTTCAGGAGATTGGTCGGTGGAGTTCCACGCGAGTCTGCGGATGCGATTGACATGCGCGGATGGCGCCAAATCAAGGTAGTCCGCTGTCAGCGAGTTGTTGTTTTGGGTTGCTGGCGCAGTTGCTAAGTAAGCTAACGCTTGGGCAATACGTTCTAATTGAGTGAGCGCCTGAGTTGCATGCTGGTCGGCGTTACCACTATTGATGGCGGCATCGATGGTCAACTGCACAATCTGTGAAAGTGCTGCGTCTGACGCCGCCTTGGCATTGTCCGCTTGAATACTGATGCCGGTAGTATCACTTGAAGGCGAAACTTCATCGGCGATCTGGAACAACCGCTCGAATTGCTTGATCTGCTCATGATTCTTGAGGAACGTGGCAAGTTGATCGCGCGTGAGATTGAGTTTTTGTGTCGCCATGATCAATATGCCAGAGGTTCAAGTTGAGCTTCAAGACGTACAAAAGACAGATGAGCCTGGCTGTCGCCACGGAACCGTTGGATGCGCCAATTCCGCATATGACCTTGCTGGAACCACGCCAGTCGTTTTTTGGTTGTACTAGTTGTACCAGCTCGAATTGAACGATCTTGACTCCAAGATAAGCCGTCAACAGAATAACTTGTATTGATGGTTGGATCAACGCCAAGTGAAACTCGCCCAGTCAGAGTAACAAGCTCTAGTTCATTGAAGATAGCGCCGCGTCCTTCGTTGTAAACCACCAGAGTACCAAACTCCCAACGAACAATCTGACCCCAGTGGTGGCCCGTATCTTGCACAAGACGACCAACTGTACTTGATTGAGGATCACCAACAAGCCATTTGCCGTAGACCCAGACAAAGTTCTTTGCCCGGTATTGGCTGAAACCTACTGTGCTTGTGGTCAATGTAAACCAGACATGCTCCTCAAGAACACCTGAGGCCGCGGCATCATACACCAGGGTGCGATCAGGCAGATGGATGTACAGATGCTGGTGACTCTTATCGTTGCGCGCCTCAAGTTTTACGCCAGCCAACTCGGCCTCAGTGTACTGAAGCAGAATCTGATCGATTTCTTGCGTGCTGATCTTGTTTGCAGTGGCGTTAGCGCCGAGGTAGATGCCAGGCTCTTCATTGCGCCCGCTTCCAAGGAAGGCGATCGTTTCGACAAATACACAGCAAGCAAACGTGCCAATCACACCTTTTTGGATCTGTGCCCCATCAATTCGTTTGAATGGGAAGAAGTCTCCACCGACGTTGTCGAAGACTTCGATGGTGTTGCGGTTGAGAGCGTAGACCTCATTGCGCAATTTGACAAGCGCCACAACAGGATCTGGATCGGCTTCAGACGAGCCGTACTTTAGCGGGTTAACCTGTGTGGGATCATTTAACTCAGTGATGATCAAACTTGTGCCGTCGGTAGTCATAAAGTAGCCGTCAACCCATACGACATCAAGCACAGTTCCAAGGTCTGGGTCTGTCACCTGAGTGAGTGTGCCATTCCAATAATATAGCCGACCACCGGACGCGATGGCCAAACGGTCAAAACTGTAGTCAAACGTCACCATGGCGTTGATCGGTCCACCTACATCTCCTAGCACAGAGACAGAACCACCATTGTCAACTGTCACAAGTTTTGTGCCCATGACGCGGTAGCAAGTGCCATTCCAATTGATGCCACCTCGATCAGCACCTGGACCAGAACCCTCTGCCACCATACCGTCGGCAGGACGCAAAAACCCGTTGCTGATCCCTGACTGCTTAGGGACAGGCACCATGTTGACTGGATAACTTGTACGCAGTTCAGGTGTTCCGTCGGCGTACATTCCATTGAGGATCGGGATTTGCATTCAATTCACCTTAGGCGATGCGGTACCAGCTATTTGTGGCCGCGTAGTAGCGAACGCGGAAGAAGTCTTCTGCCGCCAAAGTGCTCGGGTCTCCGTACACCGATGCAGCGCCATTGCCAGCAAGCGTAAATGCTGTGATTTGCTGTGTGGTCGTGATCAGCACTTCTGTGCCGTCAGGAGTCTGGGTGTTCAGTGGCAGAGTAACGGTACCAGATGCAAGAGTGCCAGCCGGCTGCAAAATCAGCCACTGTTGACCGCTCACTGGGGTCTGGACTGCCACGTTAAACCCAGTGCCAGGTGTGGCAAGCTGCGCGCTCAGAGTCGGTGATGCGAATTGCTGTTGGAAAAAGGCGAGCAGTTGGCCAATGGAAACCTTGCGCGCATCGCCGTTGTTTGGAACGTAGACAGGCAGCAAGTCACCGCTTGAAAGCTGGCTGAGTCCTGAAAGTTGATTGATATTTGGCATGGTGACTCCTCAATTAAATTCGATTGGTCCGTCTTGTCCAGCAAGCACTGGGTCGACGGGCTTACGCAAGAACGGATCATCGTACGTGCGCCATGGTTTGTTCCCAGCACCTGACGGCATGGTACCAGGCATCTGCTGCTCAGGTGGCAACGCTGCGCGCGACATCAGTGTATCGTACGTGGTCTTGGCAATGCCCTTGGCGTCAGGCGACACAGTCTTGCCAAAGCTCGGCGCCAGACGCACCCCAAGATTAGTGTAGATAGCCTCGTTGGCCGAGTCAGGCACGTTGGTCTGCTCGTCAAGATCACTGTCGTCAGGAGACGAGGGGATGGGGTAGCCCAGTCGAATGCCCTTGGCGTTCCAAGACGCCATCATGGAGTCAAGTCGGCGAAGGGCACTCTGCAGTTGCTCAGGAGTCAGGTCGAAGACGTAAGCCGCCAACCCGATTTCCTCGAAGGCCTGTGTGACGAATTGTCGCTTAGTCCAGCCCATGATTACTCCTTGGTAAGTGCTGCAGTGATTGCGGCGCCAAGTTCAGCGTCGGTCGTCTTCTTATCGAACTTGATGTTTAACTCTTTGGCTTTGACTTCGAGCTCTTTGCGGGTCGGAGGAGTGTTGTCTTCAGACTTCACAACTTCAACAGGCTTGTCATGGGCATCAATGGCCTCAGGCAAAGTAGAAAACCAGCCGTCGGCCAATTTGGCTTCAAGGTCTTTTTGGTTGGCGACGTCAGTGTAGTCGTAGGTGCCACCGGCGCGGGAGTGTGGGCCATGGCCTTTGTAGACGAGCGTGGGGAACTGGTCGTCAGCAGTTTGGACTTCTTCAGTCATTTCTTGGTACCTTTCTTGGTTGCGGCTTTGGCCTTCTTTGCCACGCTCAGAGCGATGGCGACTGCCTGCTTCTGAGGTTTGCCGGATTTCATTTCGCGGCGGATGTTCTCCGACACGGACTTTTTGCTGTAACCTTGTTTGAGTGGCATGTCAGTCTCCTGAAGGTTGAAGAAAGGGGCCGAAGCCCCTTCCCTCAATCAGCTTAGGTTTGGCTGAACATCATCAAGCCGGCCATTTCAGGCTGCTTGCAGACCACACCGAAGAGAGTGTCCAAGCGGTACTTGGTCTTCATCGTGTCAATGTCGTAGAACTTCTGCATAACCAGCTCGATACCCTGGTCGGTGGAGGCGCGCATCACTGCGGTACCAGCATCGGACGGGACGGCGTAGCGGCCGGGCAGGATTTCCAGGGCGTCTTTCTGCCAGAACGGGTTGGCGTAAGCCGACACGGTGTTCAAAAAGACGATGGCCGAGGCGGCAGCCTTGGTGTTCACCACGCAGTTCTGGTACTGAGCAGCTGCGTCGTTGGCCACCTGATTGCTGATGATCGGCGGGCTGATAACCAGAGTCGTGCCACCAGCAGGGACGCTAATGACGCGGAAGGTTTTCAGCTGGCCAGTGTCGCCCTTGGTGATGTGATGCACAGCGTTCACTGCAGCGATCGTGAAGGCGTCACCAGCAGCCACACCGGCCGAGGTCGACACGGTGATGGTCTGGTAGCGGTTGTCAACGTTGATCTTGCCGCCGACCGAGGTGCTGGTGGCTTGCGGGATGTAGTAGTTGACAGCAGCGTCGCGCGTGTCGATCGTGATACCGGCGCCACCAGCGGCCGCAGTTTGGCGGTTCGCGTAGTCGAGCTTGTACGTGTCGAACGAAGCGATCATGCCCACGTAAGCGCGGCGGTAAGCTTCTTTGGGCATGTCAGTGATGTTCTGACGACCAGCCAAGTTGCTTGCCATGCCGTTGTAGTCACGAGTGCTCAGCGCCAGGTAGCGGTCGAACGAAGGCACGCCTTGCTCGTTGAAGATGGCTTCGCACTGGGCGACGTCATCAAAGCCGGTGGCAGCAGCCGAGCGCTTCACAAACAGGGTGCCCTGAGCGGACGCCACG